TGTGTAGAATACCAAGTTGAAACCTTTACCAAATATCCAGGTTATATTTCCTATACTGACTGTACTGATGGAACTCTTCAATTCCAAGAAATTATACCAGGTAGCACCTATAATATTTGTATGTGCGAAGGTAGTGCTGGAGTTGTTGAAGGTAACCTTACTATTGTTCCAATTGGTACCTGTGTTACTCCACCATGTTATGTATGGAATCTAGTAGTTGATGCTGGCCCAGATGCAACAATTGAATATGAAGAGTGTACAACTGGTTTAACCAAATCAATTACAATAGACGCAGGTGGAGAATACCAAGTCTGCGCAGTTGATGGAACGGTTACAGTAATAAGTGGAAGTGCAACTATTACGCAAGGCCCACTCTGCGGATAGTTCAATTTTTAAAAAACAGATATCTAATACAAATGGAATCAATTAAAACCGAAGAAGAATTACTTCTAGAATTACAGGAACACTTAACAAAGGCTAATTCAATGATGCTTGAGTTAATAGATCAAAACTCACCAGTTCTAACTAATGGACTGGCTGATCAGTTAATACAATCTTTTAAGGCCAATATTGACCTTAATCAAAATACCCAATAATCGATGGCTAGTAAGAAAGATATAGATGTTAACATAAACGCCAATGTCAATACAAGTGATATTGACAAACTGAATGCTAAGATAGATGACATTGGTAAATCCGTTAAAAATAGCGAAAAGGCTACCCAGTCATTAGCTAATGGATTTAAAGGAGTCGGTCTTGCCATTAAAGCAGCAGGTATTGGTTTACTCTTAGCTGCTTTTAATACTTTAAAAGAGGCCTTTATGGCCAATCAAAAAGTAGCAGATGGATTTGCTGCTGTTATGGGCACAATTACTAGTGTTGTAAGTCAAGTAGTTGAAGTTATTTCAAAAGTAATTGAAAAGGTTAGTAAATCCAGTAATGGTTTTGAAGGACTTACTAAAGTAATTGGTGGTCTAATAACTATTGCCCTTACTCCATTAAAAGCCTCGTTCTATGCAATATCATTAGCAATCGATGGTGCTAAACTTGCTTGGGAAGAGTCTTTCTTTGGCGATGGAGATCCTAAAGTAATCAAGGCGCTAAACGAAAGAATTGCTAAGACTGGTGAGTCCTTAAAAAAGGTTGGCACCGATGCAATTGATGCTGGTAAAACAGTAGTCACAAACTTTGGCAAAGCGGTAGGTGAAATCGGAGCAGTAGTTGAAGGTACAATTGAAGGAGTTTCTAAAATTGATATTAAGGCAAGTTACGAACAAAGTAAAGCACAGATTTCTGCTGCCAATAATGCTAAATTAGCTGAGGCCGCTGCTGCTAGACTTGCTGCACAATACGAAACCCAAGCAGAAAAGTTAAGACAGTTAAGAGATGACGATACCAAGAATATAAAAGATCGTATCAAAGCCAATAATGATCTAGCTGAAGTTTTAGACAAACAAGAAAAGGCGATGTTAGCTGCAGCAAATGCTCAAGTGGCTGCCGCTGCTCAAACTCTTAAACAAAATAAAAATATTGAAAATCAAGCAGCACTAACCAATGCCTTAGCCGCTAAGGACCAAGTGCTTGCTGATATTGAAGGTAAACGTTCAGAACAAAAGCAGAATGCAATTAATCTAGGCAAGGAAGAGGCAGCAATGACTCAAGCCAATATTGATGGAGATGCTGAGCGAGCTTTAGCCCAAAAGAAATTTAATGATGAACGTATTCTTGATGAACTTACTAAACTTGAAGCAATTAAGAAAACTGCGGAAGAGGAAAGAGCTTCTGAACTACTTAGACTAGAAGAAAAACGTAAAACCTATGCTGAAGGAACCACTGCTAGAGTTGAAGCAGATAAGGAATACCTTGCTCGTAAACAAGAATTAGATAATGCTATAATTTTAGCAGATGATGCTATTGTAGCAAAACAAAAAGATAATTTACTAAAGCTTGAAACTGCTCAACTTGATTCATTATCAAAAATTGCGGCAAATACTAAATTAAGTTTTTCAGATCGTAAAGCCGCACTAGATGCAAGTATTGCTGAAATACAAGCCAGTGAAGTCCTTAGTGCAGAAGAAAAGGTTAAACTAGAAAAGGATACTAATGATAAGATTCTTGCCCTTAATAAAGAAAAGAATGAGGCAATTAAGCAAGGTATTGCGGGTACCTTAAGTGCAGCAAGTGATGTTGCTGGAGCAATTAGTGCAGTTAACGATGCTCAAATGGCAAAAGAACTTGCTGCAGTTGGAGATAACTTTGAGAAACAAGAAAAGATTAAGAAAGAATATTTTGAAAAAAATAAGAAGGTCCAAATTGCTCAAGCTATTATTGCAGCAATCCAAGGTTCAATCGGTGCATTTACTTCATTAGCCGCAATTCCAGTAGTAGGACCAGTACTTGGTGCTATTGCTGCAGCTGCTGCCTTGGTTGCAGGTTATGCGAATGTTGAAAAGATTAAAGCTACTCAATATGTCGGAGGAACTCCTCCAGGTGGAGGCGGAGGAGGCGGAAGTACACCACCACCTGCTCCAAGTATGTTTGCTGGTGGAGGTTATGTAAGTGGTACTGGTACAAATTCATCAGACTCAATTCCTGCTAGACTTTCAAATGGTGAATCAGTAATAAATGCAAATAGTACTGCAATGTTTGGTGGATTACTATCCCTAATTAATGAAGCCGGTGGAGGTAAATCTTTTGCTGATGGAGGAATGGTAAATGGTAGTGGAAACATAAATACCCCAGTAATTAAAACCTATGTAGTTGCTTCTGACATGACTAGTCAACAAGAGGCAGACTTTCGTATAAAACAAGTAGCAAGACTTTAAATAACAAATACAAATGGAAAAGAAAAATAAATTAATCGAACTAGGAATTCTACCTGAGGTAGCAGAATCTGGTGTAAGCAAAATATCGCTAGTAGAAGATCCTGCAATTGAGGCAGACTTTCTCTATTTCAAAAAAGAAGAATTGGCAGAAACCAAAGTTTCATTTGATTTTGATGATACCCTTTCTACTGCAAGTGGTCAAGCAATGGCTCAGGCCAAAATAGATGCTGGCAATGAGGTTTACGTAATCTCTGCAAGATCAGATAAATCTGGTATTTTAGAAGTTACTGACAAATTAGGCATAGATCCTTCAAAGGTATTTGCAACTGGTTCTAATGGAGCCAAAGTTGCTAAAGTAAAAGAATTAGGAATACAAAAACATATCGATAATAATCAGGATGTGATTGATGAGCTTGGGTCAATTGGAGAGAAGTTTTCAATAGATACTTCAACTCTACCACCGTATGTGGACGAGGTTCCTAGAAAGGACGAGGTAGAAACTCCTCAACCTGATTGGAGTTGGAAATTCTCAGATGAATTCCTAATCGCATTAGAAAAATTAGGGTCAGAACTAGGATTCACCGAAGATCAAGTTGAAGTAGTCGATGCCCATAAGTTTGCTGATGCTAGAGCAATTAAAGATTCAGAATATACTCCAGCTAGACAACAAACCTCAACTGATCCAGAAGAGTTTGTTTGGAAGTTTGCAAGTTCAAGAGTCTCTACTTCAGGATCAAGAGGATTTTGTCGTACTATGATGTCGCTTAATCGTTACTATTCTAGAGAAGAAGTAACCCTATTGAATAACCTAAATACTGAGTTTGGTCCAGGTGGAAATTCAAATTACTCAATCTTTATGTATAAAGGCGGAAGTAATTGTCAACATTTTTGGAGAAAGTATAGCGTTAAAAGAGAGGGTTCTCGACTTAAAGTTTTACCAGTTGATATAGACTCTTCATATGAAGAGAGAATGGCGGCTACTGCTCCTAGAACCTTAACTGGTAGAGGCTATGTAAAAACTCCACAAAACTCTTTACCAGGTTTGGCAGGTCGTTCTGAGTTCTCACGTATACTTAAATTTGAAGATGAAGAGAAAGGAATACTAGTAGGTCCTTGCATGATACCAGACATGGAGATTCCAAGACTAGACGATAATGGTCAACCTTATAGTGTTACCTTTTCAGCAGAGACTATTGCAGAAATTGCAAAGAAGTACATGAAGGAAGCCCGCACCAATGATGTTAATCAAGATCATATTGAAACCAAAGATGCCGGTACTTATGTGTTTGAGACTTGGTTAATTGAAGATCCAGCAACAGATAAAGCAAATACAGTTTATGGTTTTAATTTCGTTAAAGGAACTTGGATGGTAAAGATGCAGATCGAAGATCCTGAGGTTCGTAGAAGAGTAAAAGCTGGCGAACTTAAAGGCTTTTCAGTTGAAGGACTTTTTTCAGATATGGAAGAGATTGAAGCTCAACGTAAGTATACTACGATTAAGAAGATTTTAAAGGGTTAAGTTTACAATTATTAAAATGAAATCTAAACATAGTAGGACCTTTACCTTCTTTATTGCAATATGGGCATATATGAAATTTATTACCAACAATCTTTCCGCCGGTCTTACCACCAATTTTACCAGCTTGACTTTGGTGTTGTTTAGTTTTTAATGAATTAAATTGATCAATTCCAGCAATACCGCCGGCTTTACCAGCTTTACGTTGATGGTCCTTTGTTCTAAGAGAGTGTAAATGTCCAGATTCTATATTTTTTTTACCAGAGATTTTTCCACTTTCTATTTGTGCTAATCTAGTTATTGAATATTTAGAGTCTGCTAAGTCTCCATTCTCTAAACCTTTTAGAGTTAATGGTTTACCAAATTGTTTTTCCATAATGGTTAATTAGAGATAAATTGATTGTCACAATACATTTCCCAACGAGTAGGAAAGGTCATACGTATATCTGCAATTTTTGTACAGACTCTAGGAGAAATATCAGTTATTACTTTATAGTTCTTACGAACATATTTAATAGTATCTTCAATTACGTCTTTTGGAAATCCACCTTCTTTAACTGAACACGATTCTCCAAGCATATCTAATTCTTCAACTAGATGCAAAGTGTACATTAGTTTCTCTTGGTCGTTTAACCATACTGGAATCTGAGTAAATCTAGAACTAATTGCATTCCAGTGTCCTTTGGCTTTATCTGCAATATCTTGGATAGTATCGTTAGTAATCCAAATGATAGCTCCTTGAAAATCAAATTCCATTGGGACTTCATTTTCTTTCATTAGTTGATTGGCTGAAGCTCTTTGCCAACCTATCATTCTAGAACCTTTAGTTGGTTCAGTTGCTCCTTTAAATAGATCTAAAATAGTAGATACTTCGCCTTTACTTTTATGGATAAGATCAACGTCATCTAATACTAAGACATTGCCAGGTTCTCTATTTGCATATAGAATACAATATAGAGCAGCAGAAGTAATTGAACTACCTTTAATATATTGAACGCGATCCTCTGCATTAATATCCTTAAAGGCTTTTTGAACAAAGAAGGTTTTTCCCATACCAGCATTACCGCTTACTAGGAGACCTCTACTTACTGATTCTTCGTTTGTAATAAACATTTCGGTCATCATCTGAACCGTATTGAATTTGTCCTTGACTTCTTCAACAATCGGATTGAGTTGTGTTTTCATATAATTAATATACCACTACCCTTAAAATATTGGCTTGGAAAATGTCAATAGTCACTCTATCTGTATTTAAGGTTAAGAGCATAAAAAAGCTCTGTAAAAAAATCTAAAAGGAATGAGTAACTACAAGTTAAAGCTTAACCAGATTAGAGAAGTCTTGAATATGCCAATCAAGTTTGAAACGGCAACACTAAAAGACGGAACTATTGTTGAAGTTGAGAAATTAGAAGTTGGATTCCCTGTAATGATTGTTGCTGAAGACGGAAGTAAAACACCAGCACCTGAAGGTTACCATACGTTAGAAAACGGAAATGTAATCGAAGTTGATGCTAATGGTATTATTTCTGAAATTTCTGCTCCTGAAGTAGAAACTGAAACAGAAGAAACTGCTACTATTCCAGTAGCTGCTGCTGTTGAAACTGAAGTTGAAGTAACAAAAGAAACAGAAACTCCAATCAAAGACGAAATTGCTGCTAAGATCGAAGAAAAAATGGCCATGTTGTTCGCTGCTATCGAAGAATGTGCTACTGAAATTTCTAAGGTTAAAGAAGAAATGGGAGCTATGAAAACCAAAATGGAGAAATTTGCTAAAGCACCTGCTGCAGTAAAGATTTCTAAATCACCCGAAGTAACCGGAGCTATCGACACAATCGAGGCAAGAGTTGCTGCACTTAAAACATTACGATCAGAATTCGTAAAATAAAAATCAAACTAAAAAAAAATTATTTTAAATCATGTCATTTAATTTATCTGCCCTAAGTACTTATACTGATCAGTTGTCTACAGACCTAATCAGTGCTGCTCTATTGAAGAGCTACTCAGTTCAAATGTTGACTCTTCGTGCTGGCTTAACTGCTGGAACAACTGCAATCAACGTATTGAACTCTACAGTTGATATCAAAGATTCAACTTGTGGATTTGGTTCAGGTCAAACTGGAACAAACTCTACTAACTTCTCTCAAATCCCGTTAGTAGTACAATCAAAAATGTTGAAAGAGCAACTTTGCCCAGAAGATCTTCGTAACTACTGGTTATCAAGCCAACTTTCTCCATCTGCTTATCTAGAATCAGTTCCTTTCGAGAAATTGATCGCTGATAACAAAGTAAACAATATTGCTCAATACATTGAGAACACAATCTGGCAAGGTGATGGTGCTACACTAGACGGTCTTATGGATCAAATCACAGTTGCTAATGGTGCTACTTTCTCTGGTAACTCTGGTTCTACTCCAGCTATCACTGTTCCTTTAACAGTTGCTACTGCAGATGCTACTATCTGGGGAATCATCAGCAAATTGTCAAATGCTCTTAAGCAAGAAGACGATCTAGTTATGTCTATGTCATATTCTAACTACGCTATCGTTGTTCAAGCTTTACAAGCTAAAGGTAATGCAATCATTGCTCAATACCCTAACATCACTAATGCTGCTGGTGTTACTGGTCCTTCAATGTTCGTTTATCCTGGTACTAACGTAACTATCTATGCTGCTGGTGGTATCAACGATAACGACTACATCTGCTTAGGCCCTAAGAAATACATGTTCTTTGGAACAGGTTTGTTAGACGATCAAGATAGATTTAAGTTCTACTACGATCCTTCACAAGATATCGTAAACTTTATGGCTAAATTCCGTTTAGGAACTGCTGCTTACGCTTCTCAATTCGTTTCAACACTTTAATAAAAACCGAGAAAGGGGAGTTTAACGACTCCCCTCTATCAAAACTAAAAAAATCTTAAAACACATGTCTTGTTTAATAAATGATATCATTGCTCTAGATTGTATGAACTCAATCGGTGGTGTGAAAGAGATGTATGTATTTGCTGGAGATTGGAACGGTGTTACCGTAACTGAAATTGCTGGAGAAATATCAGTTCTTTCTGGAACTGGTACTTTCTATCAATTCTATCTTCCAAAAGATACTGCATCAACTACAGAGTCTATTAACGTTTCTAACGTTAACGGTACTGTATTCTACCAACCAGAATTGACTGCTGTATTCCAAAAATTGGATGCTGCTAAACGCAATCAAATTCTACTTCTTGCTCAAAACCGCGATCTACGTGTTGTCTTTGTTGATAACAATAACGTAAACTGGTTAATGGGTATTGAAAGAGGTTGTGTAATGTCTGCTGGTTCTGGTGCTACTGGAACTGCTGTAGGCGATCTTAACGGATACACTATCACTCTTCAAGGTCAAGAACCTGCACCTATGGTTCCATTAGCTGATCCTTTAGCTAGTACAATCGGTGGCGGTATTACTATCGTAACTACTTAATCCTATACCTTAGGAATCAAAGAGGGTCTCTGCTTTTTGCAGGGCCCTTTTTTTGTTTAGTGAG